ATGCTGTCCAAGTTCCGGTATTTTCTGTTAGTGAAACAAAATCTGATATAAGTTGCTGTTCTTCATCAATCTCTAAAGATGCTTTTAGTTTTCTTACAAAATTATCATCACTAACTGCCACTATATTTTTATATGCTGTTTTCTTTCTGTCAAAATCACTAGGAGTTGATATATATCTTCTTGTATCTAAATCTCTAATTCCTTGAGGTAGTATGTCTATTATTGCTCTACCTTTCAAATCTGTTGGACAAGTATAAGTATAGACATCATTAAAGAACTTCAATGATGATGACATTTTTTTTGTGCTTCTTAAATCAATATCTGATAAAACCTTTCTTGCTCCACGGTTTATTATTGTTCTTATTGGAGTAGTAGATGTTACATTTGTATATAATCCACTATCCATTATATTTGCTAAAAGTGTTGTGTATAAAATTGGCATATTTTTAATTTATTTTTACTGGCTCATAATCCAATATGATTTTATTTATTATTGGCGTTACTGAACTTCCTACTCCACTTGACCATATTAATTTTATTCCTACTCCATCTAATGGTGGTATAAGTGTATCTCCTATATAATTAAATGGTTTTATTCGGTAAATCCTATTGGTTGATGTTACTGTTGTTAATTGAAGCAATCCTTTAATATTATAAGATGTATATCTATCTCTTAATTCCATAGTAATAGCCCTTCCGCCAGTAAACTCATCTGCAAAATAAACTGTAATTCCTGTAATTCTAATCCTTTCATCTCCAATATCTACTAAGTCAGAATACCAAGCCGAATCTTCAGAATATTTTGTAGTATCTAAATATTGAGTAGACGATGCACTATGAACATCTGTAAATAAACTTCCAGAAGAAAATAATATCTTGTTATCTTTTCCTATCGTTATAATTCCGGGAGTAAAACTTACAGAATCACTAACATAGACATTATTTTTAGCAACTACATTTAACTTATTTTCTAATCCTAAATTATTTCCATAACAACATATATATCCTGTTGATGAATCTGCTACATTAAACCATATCTCATTATTATTAACAAAAACTCCCCTATGTGATGGTCCAATAATAGTTTTTCCATTATAATTACTGCTAAACCTCGCAATCTCTTGGAATATTGAGCCATTAAAAACCATTATCTTATGCATTAGATCCCTTCCCCTCGTTATACAAGCAATAGTTCCTTTGTATTCAAAAGCTGATAATATTTCAAAATCGTCTATTTTCTTCATATCGTATGGGTCATCTGATAAGTAATCCCAGAAATAAACCCTACAATCACCATCTGAATAAAAACCACTACCACCACCTTGAACAAATATTGCCAATGTTCTTGGAGGGTATTTAACAAATGCGACAACATTTAGTTTTTCTGGTAATTTTAATCTTTGTTGAACAAAAGTATTGTTTGGTCCGTCATAAGAACCTACATAATTTTGTCCTCCTACATACATAATATCATCGTGTCCAACTATAAGAGGATTAAATATAAAACTAGCGAACATAACATCAGCACCAGTTGGAACTGTTGACATAAAATCATCATCAAATGTATTTGAGTTGCTATCATATCTTCCTATGTTTATAGTAGCTGGAGCTGCGGATGATCTATGATTATAAAAATAATAATTAATACCTCCAACTCTATACTTACAAATATCAAAAGCTCTGACCGCATCGGTTATTTCGTGCGGAAAAGATACACCATCAAGTGCTGAATTATACTGTTTTATCTGATGAATAATACCATTTTCTTCTAATGCATAGAATAATTCATTTCCTGAACTATCAACAGTATCGTCTGCTTTACTTACAATTCTTGATGTTATGATACTATTTTTGGTTATATCTGAATTAAGATATCCAGATTGAGCATATCCCAAATTGATAAATGGGTTGAATGAAAGTTGATAACTTGAATACTTGCCAAACTTTTGTGGAATAGATCTATTTCCATTTTGAGGATGTAGCCCTGCTAACCAATCCCTTTCATCGTATATAATTTTATTTTTTGTAATTTCTGGCATAATTTTATCTTATATATCCTTGATTAGTTTCCGAATAATATATTGTGATTTGAACATCTGTTAATGATGTAAGCGTTCCTGATGTTATAAGTCCAATTCTGTCTCCTTCTTTTAATTTTCTATTTATTGAAAGGTTTTTTCCTTCCTTATAAACTGGTGTGTTCGCTGTGCTTTTCAAATTAAATGTTGATGTTAATAATGTTGTTCCTGAAGCTATTGCTACTCCACTTCCTGCTTTTTTTACATCTAATGTAACCGTTCCTGCATCACTTCCTGCTGTTGAATGTGTTTCTGTTATTCTCATTATTTCAATAGGATGTCTTGCTACAAATATTATACCATAATTAGTTGCTGTTTGTGCTGTTGTTCCAAATAGAGAATGCGTAATATATTTTCCATACTTAACAGTTTCAAGAAAACTTTTTTCAATCTTTATTTCATTTCCATCTATTCCTATTATTTTTTCTTTATCTTGTGCCATATTTCTTTGCTCTATATGCTCTGTATGCTCTTTCTGCTGATTTCCTTGTTTTGTACATTGCTTTTCCTTTTCCTATTTTATATTTTTTTCCTACTTTTATTACTGGAATATTTATTTCTTATAATTATTATTTAATATCTTCTCAATGTTAATAGCCATCTTATTGTTCTCCTGCTTAATATATTCAATATCTTTTCCTATTTTAGCCAAAGCAACCCTCGTTTCTGTGTGGTAATTTTCAACACTCTTTATCCTTTCTTCAAGACCAACATAATCGTTTTTGTGTTCATCTATTGTTTCTGTTAAGTTTTTCATTTGGCTTTCTAAGTATTTCATAAAAAGTTTTGAGATTATTGTTGATATGCTGATTGCCGTGCCTATTATAAATGTTATTATTTCCCAAGTTATTTCCATATTGGTCTTTATCAAAACATAATTATTTGAGGGATAAACTCTGATGGCAATGTTCCTATTATAGCAGTTCCATAGTATGAGTTACCATTATCCCTATACCCTACTACAAAGTGAGTGCTGTCTAGGGCAGAGACAGAGATGTAAACAGTAGATGCTGAATTAAATACATATTCTGAACCATAGGAGATGGTAGAACCTGAAACAGTGCCTATGATAGCAGTTCCATAGCCTGAGTTACCACCATCATAATACCCTACTACAAAGTGAGTGCTATCTAGGGCAGAGATGGAGATGTCATAAGTAGTTGCTGAATTAAATACATATTCTGAACCATAGGAGATGGTAGAACCAGAAATAGTGCCTATTATAGCAGTTCCATAGTTTGAGTTACCACTATCCCGATACCCTACTACAAAGTGAGTGCTGTCTAAGGCAGAGACAGAGATGAGCTCAGTGTTTGCTGAATTAAATACATATTCTGAACTATAGGAGATGGTAGAACCAGAAATAGTGCCTATTATAGCAGTTCCGTAGTATGAGTTGCCATTATCACAATACCCTACTACAAAGTGAGTGCTGTCTAGGGCAGAGACGGAGATGTAATAAGTAGCTGCTGAATTAAATACATATTCTGAACCATAGGAGATGGTAGAACCAGAAATAGTGCCTATTATAGCAGTTCCGTAGGATGAGTTGCCATAATCCTGATACCCTACTACAAAGTGAGTGCTGTCTAGGGCAGAGACAGAGATGTAACTAGTACTCGCTTGATTAAATACATATTCTGAACTATAGGAGATAGCTCCTATAAATAAAGCTAAAGCAATCAATGGATTTTGAGTAAAAATAGAAATCGCCACTCCTAAAATAACAAACAAAGGAAATAATCTTTTTCTTAACCTTTCTCCTTTTCTTCTTGCTTGTTCTTGTTCATTACTAAAAGTAATTACATTTTGCTCTACTGTCTTATTAAAATCCCAATTCTTTTTTATTTTATCTAATATTTTCATATTTATGGCAATCTAAATGCTAAAAATATCGTTAATCCTTTTGCGCCACTACCAGCTGAATCCACATCAATTGCTATCCTATCTCCTGTTGCTACATCATCTTTGCTTGTATCAATTACTGGTGCTGTTGCCGCTGTATAAGAAGTATATTCTGAGGCATCAATTGTTATTTTAGTAGATAACATATCAACACCATCAGTTACATTTCTTATTTGAATTGTTGGTGTTCCTGAACTTGATACCGTTGAAACCATTGCGTGGGCTTTAACTAAGTTCATTCCATTCATTTCTTCTGGTATCATAAAAATAATCTTACCATCTCCAGTTGTTAATGCCGTTGCATCGTCAATTATTTTAAGTTGAATCATTTTTGTTCCTATATTAGAACCTGCCAATCCATCTGGTGTTATATATTTATTGTCCTCTGTTCCCGTATTTATTTCAGCACTGCTTGCCTTATGAAAATCCTTAAACATAAAAGTATCATTTCCTGTAAGTAAAGGTAATGTTACTGTTCTATTTGCCGTTAATTCACCTACACTTAATTGATATTCGTGGTCAGCACTTGTATCTTTTATATTAACTGCTTTGGGTAATGTTACTGTTCCTGTAAAAGTAGGTGAAGCTAATGGGGCTTTTGCATCAACTGCTGTCTTTACTGCTTTACCTGTTGGATAATCAATATCACTATCTGTAATAGTTGTTTTCTTGTTGGCTACATTCTCTGGAGTAAAGCCTAAAGTATTTTGTTTACTACTCAATCCTGTATTAACTGCTTTACAAGTAGGATAATCAACATCACTATCTGTAATAGTTGTTTTCTTGTTGGCTACATTCTCTGGAACATAACTAATGTTTGCATTTAAGTGATTCCAGTTACTTGCTGTTTGAGCTGGAGTATCTACATTTGCAATAATAGAATCTCCTATTTGTACTGCTTCTCCACCAAGAGTTCCTGCAACTGATATAACCCACATATCACCTTTCATAACTGCTCCTGCTGGTCCTGAACCTCCAGTAGTAGGATAAGTATTTCCTGAAGCGTCATAACCTCCTCTATAGTCTAATAATCCTGCTACTGAACCATCTACATAAGTTTTAATAGCTTTTTGAGAGGGAACTATTGTATCAGAATTACCTGCGAATGTTCCATCTGTTGAAAAATCTAAACTATAAGCTGGAGCTGTTGAATTAGTTCCATCTCCTACACTTGTTAAAAACTTCTTTGTAGTTGTTGTATTACCTGCTAATCTTGCTACTGCACCTGCTGTATCTCCATAAATCATATCTCCGAGTTTTGTCATTGGATTAATGAGTCCTCCTGATGCTGTAATGGTTTCATCTGTAATATTTAGTCCTGAACCGATAGTTAAAAACTTCCAAGTATTAGCAGATTCGTCCCAAAATAATATCCTATCAGCACCAGGGTCTCCTAAAATAGTAATCGCTTCAAGGGTTTCCTTTTCTGCTGTTGAAATTTCATATCCTTCTTGTTTTTTTATTTTGAATCCTGGCATAATTTTATTTTATTTACTCTTTCCTCTCTTTGAGATATTATTTGTTCTCTTATCTCTAAGTTTTTAATAAATCGTTTTTGGTCATCTATGTATTCTATTAACCTTGTATTTTCTTCTGTTAGTTCCTTATTTTTCTTTTCTAACTTCTTTGCTTCTGATATATAATTATTTAGCTGTTTTTGACAACTTTTTACCTTTTCTTTTATCTCTGATAATTCTGATTTACTGCTTGAAATGCTATTTTCTAATTCTCTTATTTCTTTTTGGTATAAACTTTTCCTTTCCTTCTCTTCTTTTTCATTACTATCCTTGATTTTTTGTTGCTGTTTAATCTCGTATTTCAATTGTTTTAATGAATTCTTCATCTCGTCTATTTCTCCTGCTAATACACCCCGTTTTAAGCCAATTTGAGCAGTATAATCTTCAAGTCCAGAGTTAAGCTCGTCATATAATTTTTGTTTCTTTGACAATTCTTGTTCCTGCTCTGATAACTTTAATTTTAATTGCTCTAATTCTGCTGTTATTTCTCTAACTTGTTGTGCTTTATCAAAAAATGACATATTAAATTATATACCAATTATTACCGTCTGAATATAATGTTATTGAATCGTAATCTGAATTGATAACATAAGTTGCTGAACCATCAATCGTTTCTGCTCCTTGAGTTGCTATCGTAATATTATTTGTTCCTGCTTTTCCTGCTGCATCTTTAATAGTAAATGTTTTCTTTTCTGCCATTAAAGCTGTTGGAATAGTTATTGTTACTGCTCCTGTTGCTGAATAGGTTGAATGAATAATATCGTCAGTCCTTAAAACAGTATATGTAGCACCTGCTACTGTTGTAGCATTAACTTGTAAATCTTTTTGTTGTTTTATAGGAAATGCCATATTAGTTTATGCCCATTGCTGCTTTAATTGTCATTGATGAACCTGTTACTGTTCCTGTTCCCTTTGCTGAAACTTTGATATATCTATCATTACATTGAATTGGTATTCTATAAGCTCCTGTTGCCGTTAGTTTATAAGTCAAAGTATAGATATTTGAAGTTCCACTATCAATCTTTTCGTGTGATTCTTGATAAAAGCTCGTATTATCAGGACTAAACTCTACCTTTATTTCGGCAGATGTTAATGACCCAAGAGTGAAATCAACATAAAGTATGAGCTGGTTATACTCATTAACTTTAGTTGTATCTGTTGTTTCTTTTCCTATAGTTGTTGCCGCAACATAATTTGTTGTTAGTATTGCCGCTGGTCTAATTGTTACTGGTTGTTTGTAATCTATTGTCATTGTTTTTTTATTTAATTATCTTACTCTTGCCCTCGCTTTGAGGGCAATATGTAAAACAATTATGCTTCTTTTGTTAGAACTCCTGAATATCCTACTACTAAATAATTTGTTCCATCGCAGTAAATATCAGCATAGTTGCCAATTACTCCTGCGATAACTAAATCTTTATTAGCAACTCCATCACCTCCTAAAAATACTTTTTCAGTTGCTGCTGGAGATAAAGATACATTTTGAGCTACTGTTAATTGTACTCTCATTGATTTTCCAGAAACAGTTGCTGCTGCTGGAAGTGTTAATACAATTGCTCCACTAGCACCAGTATTAGTTATATTCTTTCCAAAGTCTGCTGCTGCTAAGTTTGCTGTTGCTGCCTTTGCTACAACTGTTGCATTTGGAGCAACTAATGGATAAGTAGTACCAGCTGAGGTTGTTAAAACTCCTGATGTAAAAGTGCTAACCGTTAATTGTTTTGATGAGTTGATAACTTCTGTTCCATCAACTCTGTATCCTTCTTTTGAGTCCACCGGACCCTTAAAATGTGTTCCTGACATTGTTTTATATGTAGATGAGATATATATTCCTACCTTTTAAGTAGTCAACTCTCAAATACATTGTTAATGATTATTATGAGGGCAGGATTTCTCCCACCCTCAACTAATATACTTATGCTGTTCCCGTTGAACCAACTATTCCGACATAATCTGGAGCACCATATACTTCTCTAAACTCACCCTTGTAGATATAGTTGTTGTTTTTAGCAATTTTCCAATCTACTAAAGCTGTTTGAACTCCTTGTCTGATCCATCTTGTTACAGAGTGATTTCTTCCAAGTAAGAACCACGCTGTGTTTGACCCAGTTGTATATCCTGAACCACCAACTGCTGCTCCTAAATATGGAGAAGTGTAAACGCTAATCGCATATTTTGATGAGTAAACGTTGATGTCGTTGTCTGCTGTTCCTGATCTGAACTCTGAATCTACTATCTCACAAGCTGTCTTGAACAATGCTGAAGGAACTAATAATGCTGAAGGATTTTGTCCTTTAACTGTTCCGTCTTGAGCTTTTTGTTCTCTTAAAGCTACAATAGCTGTATTGAGAGAAGTTTCGTTTAAAGCTGCTGTTAAAGCATTATCAACTGTGAAACCCCCTAATGTTAAGTGAGAATCAGAACACAATGCTACTCCATCTGCTGATAATGTAGTTGTGAAAGCTCCTCTATATATTTCAAAAGCTTCAATATCTCTTGTTATTCTTGCATTCTCCGCAAAATCTCTTACAATCTTCTGCCAAGCACTATGCATATTGTCATCAAAGAAGTTCTTTGAGATTTCTACGCTGTTATCAAAGTTTACTACATTGTAAGTATATTTATTACCGAATCTTGGAGTAGATTTTTGGACATCTTCCTCCTCTGCTCTTTTACCCCATAGTCCTGAACCCTTGAAGATTTCTCCGATCTGAGCTGCGTTAGTAATTGTTTCTTGTCTGAAAATTGCTGCTGTTTCTGCTGTAGCAATTCCAGGTCCTTGCTGAACGTCAAACTCTTGAACGAAGATTTCATCTAAAGCAGTTTTAACTACATTTGGGTTTAAATTACTTGTTATATTCATATTTTTCTTTTTTAATTACTGCTTATGCTATACTAAGTCACCATATCTTGTAACACCTTCTTTTATTTCAAAGTCAACTGTTCCATTTACGGTGTCAAAATCTACTATTCTTAGTCCGTGAACGTTCTCGTCAGATCCTTCATCTTCGTTGATAGTGTATTTTCCTGCTGTTAAGTCAAAAGTTACACAATCGTATCTAATGCCTTCTGCTAAGTTAGTAGGAGTGTGTGCCTTACATCTATAAATTATTCCCGGTAAAGGCAATAATACTTCTACTGTTCCATTTGCTGTTGCTGTTGCTGTGTCATCTGAAGCGGCAATTCCAAAAACAATATCTGTTCCTATCTCCGGATCGTTCGTTGCCAATTTGATAACTGTATTTCCTCCTTCTCCATTTAATTTAACTGGTTCTCCAATTAAAATCTGTGTTGAAGATGAGGTTGTATAGTCATCTACCTGACAAGTCATTGTAGGTTGGCAGTTGTATGGATTTTTTACTACTGTTACATCTAATTTTGCCATATCTATTTGTTATTAAGCTGATTATATTTTTCAGGTGTTATTCCTTGAGCTTTTAAGAAAGATATATCTTGTTCAGATAATTCTTCTGGATATCCACTTTCTTTAATAGCTGGACCTGCAGAACTCCCACCTGTGCCACCAGAAACAGTTTTCTTTGCTTTAAGAGCTTCTACCAATTCTCTATTGTTTCTCAATATTTTTTGGCTATTAGCTAAAGCGTATGCTTTCTGAATATCATTTTGAATGCTTTGCTTATCAAAACCAGATTGGTTGATTGAGTTTTCGTAATGATGTTTTATTAAAGCTATCTCATCAGGATTATTAGTTATCTTTGAGATTTCCTCATCAATTATTGATGATGACATATCTCTTTTGAAACTATTTAATTCTTCTTTGATAATGCTTCTAATATCCTCCTTTGGTTTCTCTATTGGTTCACCAAATTCATCAAACTCTAACTCATCATCTTCTTTCTTGTTTTTCTTTTTAAGCTCTACAATCTTGTATTCAGCTTGTTCTAAGCGTTTGTTTCTTTTCTCTGCTTCTTGTTTAGCTTTTTCAAGTTCTGCCTTATAATCAATTTCTTGATTATCTTTTTCCTGCGAGGCATCAGGATTTTTAACCTCTTCTTTTTTTTCGTCAACTGGAGCTGGTTGACCATTTAACTCCTTTGTTTCTTCTGTCATATTTTTAAATATGTATAATGCCCATATCTGGCGTTATTAATTATTTAAGCTTTTTGGCTTATAGGGGTGCATCAAGCCGACCAATTGATGCAACCATATAAAACAAAAAGGCGATAACTGTGAGTTTTTTCGCCTTTGTTAGGTTAGAAATATTCTATTGTGTGTTAATTATATATCCACTATTAAATCCTGTCAAGCTTTTCTGTTGTGTGTTAATTATATATCCACTATTAAATCCTGTCAAGCTTTTCTGTAAGTAATGAAGTTGCTCTCAATTTTCATTATCTTTCCCTCATTATTTTTATGAATAATCATTGAGCCATTCTTAAACTTAAAGAAACCATTTTCCTCAAGTATTTGTAAGTCATCTTGATATTCTCTGAACTTTTTGAAAAGCTCTATCTCATATTCTGTTAATTCAACTTTGTAAGTTTCCATTTCTTGTATTCTTCATATTGAAGTTTTAATTGTTCTTTTCTTTTTCTTAATAAATCAACTACGAGTAAAGAAGCTTTAGAAAATATCATATCGTCCTCTGTTTTACTTTTTAAGAACAGATTTTCATAAGAACGATATTCTATGTCCTTCAAGAGATATTGGTATCCGTCATTCATATCAAGCAGGTCAAGAGTTTTTATCATATTATCTACTTCACTTTCACTCATTATGTTTCCCTGATAAGTAAACTCTCCCTTATTATATTTAATAATATCTTCCGGAACAAATCCTTTGAAAAGATGTCTTACTAAATAATTAAGAATTGTTTTTTTGATTAGGTTCAAATTCGTACACCTGCCTCCACCAACTCTTGAAAAGTAGGTATAAGCATTCGCTCTTCCTCTCTCTTACGAGGGTGGTGAGCTTGGCATAATGTGATGCCATTATTAATATTATATCTTTCTTCTGGATAATCACGCCAAGGCAATATATGGTGAACCACTAACTTATGTTCTCTAGTGTATTTCTCTCCGCATATCTTACATTGGTAATTATCTCTTATTAGGCACTTTCTAACCCAATCCTGATAAGCACTATCATTTCTTTCATCTTGCTTCTTATAATTACCATTAACCCACCTAGGATGACTCTCGCCCATCCTTTTTCCTTTCCTGGACTCACTCATATTTCTTTTGTGTTCTTCAGAAAACTTCATTCCTTTTCTCGCTTCACTCATCTTCCTTTTTGTTTCTTCAGAAAACTTTTTTCCCTTATGAGCTTCACTCAACTTTCTTTTGTGTTCTTCGGAAAGATGTTTTCCCTTATGAGCTTCACCAATTTTTCTTTTTGTTTCTTCAGAATGTTTCTTATCTTTCCAGTAGCCAATCTTCCCTTTCTTTGCTTCACTCATCTTAATTTTTGTCTCCTCTGAATGATGTTTGCCTTTGTTTGATTCACTTATTTTAATTCTTGTTTCATCAGAAACAATATGTCCTTTTAGGCTATTGGATATTTTTTCTTTACACTCTTTTGAATGTTTTTTCCTAGTATGTGCTTCGCTTAATTTTCTTCTCAATAGGTTCATATTTCTTCATAGCTAATTGACTACCTTGCTCTTCAATAATTTTAACGAATCCTAGAAGTAGTTTATATGTTAGCTCTACTTCATTTTTTCCGTCTGATATAGAAATTAAAGTATCATTGTTATTGCTTTCAATTATTTTGAGATTGATTTTTTTCATCTTCTTTTACTTCAATTTTCAATTCCTTAAATTTCATATCAAACTTTTTTTCTCTCATCTTGCCTTCAATAGCCCCTAAGAAGTCATCTAATATACTCTCTGCTAAAAATATAGGTAATTCATTTAATACTTTCAGTATCTGATTATGGAACTTGTCATATTCAGTTGTTTCTTTGTTTTTTAGTATTTTAATATTTAACTCTTTTACCTTCTTTGACCTTAATTTATAAAACTCTGTCTGTATAGTATTTTTGAATACTTGAACATTTCTCTCTACTGTATTTACATCAAAGATGTCATTGTTAAATATCTCTAACAATTTTTTTGAAACTTCTTTTTTGCTTTTTAGAAGTTTTTCCTCTTCCTTTGTTAGATGTTTTGTTGGCTGTTCCTGTGTTAGGTTTGTCATTTATTTTTATTTTATTTAATTCTTCTTTTTCTTCTTCTTCCTTGATGTCTCTAAGAGCATCTTCTTTTGCTTTTTTTTCTAACTCCAATGATTCATCTGAACTTTTTTGAGAAGGGTTTTCTTTTAGGTATATTTCATATTCGGCTTTTTCTACTGCTTTCTGAAATAACTCAAAGATGTCATCAATATTACTTTTTGTGTATTCTTGTAATGCTTCAACTGTTATAGAACAATTAAGGTCTTGTTGTGTTCTACCGTCAGATAAAACCTCGTTGTCCATTAAAACAACATCCGATGACTTTGGAACATTTAAGTCATTTGCTAACTTTGTTCTAACTTTCCAGTTAAGCATAAGCCAAGATTGCACTGGTATTGATTTTTGTATTTCCATTTTTTTATTGTCTTATTACTGTTTCTCTTCTACCAACTCCTGTTAGTTGTTCTACTAATGGAGTTGTTTGATTGGGAGCAATTCCTGCTTGTTGTGCTAATCCTGATCGTTGTTCTTGTGGCTCTTGCATATATTCATCTGCTCTGTCCCTTGATTGGTCATAAGATCCAAACAAGAAGTCCCTTGTAACAGCTAATTGGTCAACCATAGGGTTATTTATTGCCCTATCATATAGCTCTAAATTGAAAGCTTTTTTCAATG